GGTCGGAAAAATGCGCGGGACACCGCGAGGGCCCCCTGGGAAAAGGCCGGGACCACCACAACCACGCGCGCGCCACGCGGCCGTGCGCGGAAAGCCGAAAAGGGCGTGAAACATGCCGAAAGAAGCGCGAACAAAGACAAAAGAAGAACGGATTCGAGGAGAGAAGAACCGGCTCAGCCGGATCTTCCGGGAACTGCCTGAGAAGAAAAAGAAACTTGCCATCGGCCTCGTCGAGCGCGCTGCCTTCATGCGCGTGGAGCTTGAGGATCTGGAGGCCGACCTGAAGGTCAACGGCTGGACGGAGCCCTTCCAGCAGTCTGAGAAAGTGGATCCATACGACCGGCAGCGTCCGGCGGGCCAGACCTACCTCAGTATGGCGAAAAACTACCGCGACATTACAAGACAGCTGACCGATCTCCTTCCGGCGAAGACGGAAGTCGACGCGGATCCCTTCGACGACTTCCTGGGCGAGCGTGATCAGCTGTGACTGACTCCATCCGGGAATACTGGGAACTGATCCGGAGCGGCCAGGAGACCGTCGGCGAGAAGGTCCGGGCGGTGTACCGCGAGATCATCCGGGAGCTGGACGCGGCCGGTGACTACTACTACGACGAAAAACGGGCGGAGCACGCGCTTCGCTTTATCTCTCAATTCTGCCGGCAGTCGAAGGGCAAGGACGGCGGAAAACCGATGCAGCTGCTCCTCTGGCAGAAGAGCATGATCTGCATGCTCTTCGGGATCCTGGACGCCGAGGGCCGGCGCAGGTTCCGGGAGCTCTTCCTGGTGGTCGGGAGAAAGAACGGCAAGAGCACCCTCGCCTCCGGCATCGGGCTCTACATGCTCTACGCGGACGGCGAGAACGGTCCGGAGGTCTACTCCGTGGCCACGACGCGGGACCAGGCGAAGCTGAGCTGGAACGAAGCGAAAAAGATGATCAGCAAGTCTCCGAGCCTGAAGCGGAAAGCCCGTCCCCTCGTGGGCGAGATCCTGACGGACTTCAACGACGGCGTCTTCCGGCCTCTGGCCGCGGACAGCAACACCCTGGACGGCCTGAACCCCAGCGGCTGCATCATGGACGAGATCGCCGCCTGGAAGCAGGGACAGGCCCTCTACGACGTCATCATCGACGGCGAGAGCGCGCGCGAGGAGCCCCTGAACATCATGATCACGACAGCAGGCACCGTGCGCGAGGACATCTTCGACACCCTCTACGAGCGGACCGAGCGGCTCCTGAACAGCTGGAAGGATCCGGAGGGCACGGACTTCCGGGACGAGCACTTCCTGCCTCTCGTGTACGAACTGGACAACCGGAGAGAGTGGACGGACGAGGCAGCCTGGAAGAAGGCGAACCCGTCCCTCGGCCCGGTGAAAAGCGTGGAGGCGCTGCGCTACAAGGTCGAGAAGGCCAAGCAGAACCCCATGCTGGTGCGGAACCTCCTCTGCAAGGATTTCAACATCCGGGAGACGAGCTCCGAGAGCTGGCTGACCTTCGAGCAGCTGAACAACACGGAGACCTTCGAGCTCGTGAAGGCCCAGGGCGTCATGCTCTGGAACACGGGCACGGAGTTCATATCACTCCCCCATCCGCGCTACGGGATCGGCGGCTGCGACCTCAGCTCCACGACGGACCTGACGGCCGCGAAGGTGATCTTCCGGGTGCCGGGCTGCGAGAAGCTCTTCGCGATCGGGATGTACTGGATCGCCGAGGATCTCGTGGACAAGAAGGTCAAGGATGACAAGATCCCCTACGACAGATGGATCGAGCGCGGCCTGGTGCGGACCTGCGCCGGAAACAGCGTGCACTACAGGGACGTGATGGCCTGGTTCGTGGAAGTCCAGGAGGAGCTCGACATCTACATCCCCTGGATCGGCTACGACAGCTGGTCGGCGAAATACTTCGTCGAGGACATGCAGGGATACTTCGGGAAAGAATCCATGATCCCGGTGCACCAGGGCAAGAAAACCCTCTCGGAGCCGATGAAGCGGCTCGGGAACGATCTGGACGCGCATGCCGTCATCTACAACAACAATCCTGTGGACAAGTGGTGCCTCGCGAATACGGCCTATGAGGAAGACAAGAACGGCAACATCCAGCCGCACAAGACCTCCAAGTCCACGCGGAGGATCGACGGCACGGCGGCGCTGCTGGATGCCTACACCGTCTACATCGACCACATGCAGGACTATCTGAACATGATCTGAGGTGAAACATGGGTCTTTTTGATTTTCTGTTTAAGAGCCGGGAGCGGGAGCAGATCGGGACATACTTCCAGACCCTGACGGCATATCAGCCGGTCTGGCGCACAACCGGAGGCGGCGTCTATGAGGCGCTGGAGACCAGAGCGGCGATCAACGCGATCGCGACGCACTGCTCGAAGCTGAAGCCGAACATCTCCGGCAGCGCCGGCAGGCGCTACGAGCGGATGCTGCAGCTGACGCCGAACCCCTGGCAGAACACCTGCCAGTTCCTCTACCGCCTCGCCACGATCTACGAGGTGGAGAACACGGCCTTCATCGTGCCGGTGCCGTCGGAATACGACGACGCGGAGATCGCCGGGATCTACCCGGTGCTGCCCTCCGCCTGCGGGATCAAGGAGGGCCGGAGCGGGAAGCTGATCCTGCGCTTCACCTTTCCAACCGGCAAGGTCGGGTACATCGACTACGACCGCGTCGGCGTCATGATCAAGATGCAGTATGCGGACGACTTCTTCGGAGCAGGCAACGCTCCCCTGCTGCCGACCATGCAGGTGATCGGGATGCAGAACCAGGCGATGATGGAGTCGATGAAACAGGGCGCCACGCCCCGCTTCATGGCGAAGCTCGCCAACAGCGTCCGGCCTGACGACCTGAAGGCGGAGCGGAAACGCTTCATCGAGCAGAACCTCGGCCCGGACAACAACGGCGGCGTGATGCTCTTTGACACGAAGTATTCGGACGTGAAGCAGATCGCGACGAAGTCGGCCGCGGTGGACGCGGACCAGATGAAGCTGATCGACGACAACGTAAACAAATACTTCGGAACCAACGACAAGATCCTCCGCAACGAGTGGGACGAGGCGACCTGGAACGCCTTCTATGAGGGCAAGATCGAACCCTTCGCGCTGCAGGCCAGCATGGTGATCAGCAGGATGCTGTTCTCAGACCGCCAGATCGCCGCCGGGAACAGCGTGGAGTTCTCGTCGAACCGGCTGCAGTTTGCAACGACCACCAACAAGCTCAGCACCATTACGCAGATGTTCGACCGCGGCATGCTGTCCCGCAACGAAGGCCGCGAGATCCTGCAGATGCCGGGCATCGGCCCGGATGGCGACAAATACTTCATCCGCGGCGAGTACATGGACAGCGACGAGAAGGTAGAAGACGCGGATCCGGACGAGGAAGGAGAAAACGATGGAGATCAGAGCGTTTAACTTTGAGATCAGGTCCGAGCACAGCGAGAAGCACGGGGACTACATCTCCGGCGTGCCGATCGTATTCGGACAGCACTATGACAACGGATTCTGGGATGAGACGATCGCGCCGACGGCCTTGGACAACACGGATCTGCGGGACGTGCGGTTCCTGGTGAACCACAACACGGACATGATCCCTCTCGCCAGATCCCGGAACAACAACGACAACAGCACCATGCAGATGTCGGTCGAGGCCGACGGCATGCACATCCGCGTCGATCTGGACACGGAGAGGAACGCGGAAGCAAGAAGCCTGTATTCGGCCGTGGAACGCGGAGACATCTCCGGGATGTCCTTCATGTTCCGCGTCGATAAGGATACATGGGAAGATCTGGATAGCGAGAAGCCGAAGAGGATTATTACCGGAATCAGTAAGGTCTTCGAGGTTTCCGCCGTCACCTGGCCGGCCTATGAGCAGACCTCACTGGAAGCCCGCAGCCATGCGAAGGCGCTGGAGAGCGCCGCTTCCGTACTGGAGAGTGCGAGGGATGTCCATCGGCGGAATAAGGAGCGCGAGGATCGGATCGCAGCAACACTGAAGAGACTGGAGGAGAACAGAAATGTTTGATTTCACCAACCTCAATGCGGATGAACTGCTTGCGAGACAGGCGGATCTGCAGACCAGGGCGGACGCCATCACCTCCGAGCTTCGGGAGAACGCCGAAGGCATGGACGCGGATGCGCTCACCGCGGAAGCGGACAGCAACATCGCCGAGCGCCAGGCCATCGCGGCAGAACTGGAGCAGAGAAAAGCGGCAGCGCAGGCAGCCGCAGAAGAAAGAAAAGCCGACTTTGAAGCCGGCGACAAAACAATCGAAAGGAGCAACGACATGAGCGAGAATCGCTTTGCCATTGACAGCGTCGAATACCGCGACGCATGGGTCAAGAACCTGATCGGCCGCAGCATGAGCGAGGAGGAGCGCGCAGCCCTCACCGCCTCCGCGGCCGTGATCCCGCAGATGACGGTCAACGAAGTCTGGGACAAGCTGGTCAAACCCGCCGAGCTGCTCGGCAAGGTTGACGTCAGCCAGTTCCCCAATTATGTCCGCTTCCCGAAGGCCACCACCGTGAACGCGGCGGCAGGCCAGGCTATCGGCACCACCATCACCGAGGCCAGCGACGTGCTGGGCTATGTGGACCTCGTCCCGAACGAGTACGTGAAGCTCATCACCGTGAAGAGCGACATCGAGAATATGGCGATCCCGGCTGTCCATGACTGGATCGTCGACAACCTCGTGAACTCCATCCGCTACGCCATCAACAAGGACATCCTTGTCGGCACCGGCACCAACAGCTGCAAGGGCATCACCGCCAGCGTGAACGCCTCCGCCACGGCCCTGACCGCAGCGGGCGTCACCAAGGCCGACTGCCTGAAGATCATGGCGGCCCTGCCGGCAGTCCACCACGCGGGCGCCATCTGGATCATGACTCCCGGCCTCTTCTACGGCGAAGTCATGGCGGCCACCCAGCTCAACGACTACGTCATCAACAACGGCTTTGAGACGAAGCTGTTCGGCCATGATGTCGTCCTGATGAGCGAGGCCCTGGTCAGCAGCAAGGAGACCATCTTCTTCGGCGATCCGAAGGCCTACAAGGTGAACATCTTTAAGGCCCTCGAGGTCAAGCCGTTCGAGACGGCCACCACCACGAACCTGAGTTCCGCGGCGACACCCTCGCTGACGGCGAGCTGCTGGACACCACGGCCTTCGTCCGCTTCGCGAAGACCTGATAAGAGGCGCTGCGTATGAAGACACTGATCGCTATCCCCTGCATGGACATGCTGCCGGCTGTCTTCCTGCGCAGCCTTCTGCAGATGCAGATCATCGGGGAGGTCGACTACGACATCGTCACCTCCTCGCTGATCTACGACGCACGCAACCTCATCCTGCACCGCGCGCTGGAGCGGGACTATGACTTCATCCTCTGGCTCGACAGTGACATGGAGATCCCTCATGACGTGATGTGGAAGCTGAAGATCGGCATCGAGAAGGGCTTCGACATGGTGTCGGGGCTGTACTTCAAGCGGAAGCCTCCGTACAGCCCGGTGATCTATCAGCGCTGCGAGCTGGTGAAGCTCGAAGGCGGGAAACTGGATCCGACGGCGGAGGCCTTCGAGGCCTATCCGCGGGACAGCCTCTTCGAGATCGAGGCCTGCGGCTTCGGCTGCTGCCTGATGACGACGGAGCTTGCCCGGCGCGTGACGGATCAGCTGGGGATCCTCCCCTTCATGCCGGTTGGCGGATTCGGGGAGGACCTGAGCTTCTGCCTCCGCGCGAAGCGCGTCGGCGGACGGATCGGCTGCGACAGCAGCGTAAAGGCAGGCCACTGCGGCAGGATGATCTTTGACGAAAGCTGGCACGACAGACTGGAGGAGGAAAGACATGGCGACAACGCTGGTTAATGCGGTCAAATCGGATCTCGGGATCACCAGTTCCCGGAGGGACGGCGACATAGAGGACGCGATCATGGCCGCGGAGAGGCGCCTGAGCATGATCGGCGTCGAGACCGTCGAAGAGGTGGACGAACTGACCATGCAGGCGATTAAACTCTACTGCAGGTCGTTCTTCAACTTTCAGGGCGACGGCGAGCGCTACAGCCAGGCCTTCGAGCAGCTGGCGAACGCCATGAGCCACGCCATGGAATACCGGGACGGTGAGAGCGGATGAGCACAAGGTTCAAACCCTATCAGACCAACCGGACCCCGTGGGCGGAGGACCTGACCCTGATCAGCCAGACGGTCACGAAGGACGAGGAAGGCTATGAGACCGTGACGGAGACCGAGAAGGAGATCTTCTGCTGCTTCTACGACGGCGTCAGCCGCGGGGAGTTCTACGAGAGCATGAAGGCCGGGATGCAGGCGAGCGTCCAGGCGGAAGTGTGGGCGGAGGACTACGAGCGGGAGACGCTGGCGGAGCACGACGGGATCCGGTACAAGGTCCTGCGGCACCACGAAACCGGACGCGGCACCCTGATGCTGATCCTGCAGGAGGTGGTCCGATGAAAAACATCGACCAGATCCTCCTGGAAGCGCTGGATCCCCTGCTGCCGGACTGCGCGGTGCCGAACGTGTACACCGGCGACGCGCTTGAGTACATCGCATGGAACTGCGAACTGATCGGACAGGTCTACGCCGAGGGGAAGCCTCATGCGGCACGCTATTTGATTCAGATACACTACTACCTCCCGCATGGGGAAAACCCGAACGTGATGAAGGTCCGGATCGCGCAGGCCCTCTCAAGCGCCGGATGCACCTGGCCGAACGTGACCAACGCGACCGACAGCGAGGGCCAGCACTGGGTTCTGGAGTGCGAGTACACAAACGGGGGCCTCGCCTATGGCTACGCTTGAGCTGCAGGGATTTGACGGGCTCGAGGACGCCATGCGGCGGATCGCGGAGATCCCATTCCCGGTGACGGAGGAGGCCCTGGACGCGATGGCCCAGGTGGCGGCGGACAAAATCCGCAGCACCGGCGAGAGCATGGGCGTCCGGGATCCGGAGAGCGACACCCACATCCTCGACCACATCACGCGGTCGAAGCCGAAGCAGACTGCATCCGGAGGCTATGCGGACATCACCTTCAAAGGCAGCCGGACGCGGAACGGGATCCGGACACGGAACGCGGAGATCGCGTTCATCAACGAATACGGAAAACGGAATCAGCCGGCCCGGCCCTTTATCGGACGGGCCATGACCCAGAACGAGGATACAATCCAGAACGCCGGTGAGAAAGTCATCGGCGACTGGCTGGAGAAGGAATTCTCGAGATAAAGAGAGGAGAAGAAAATGCCTCAGTTTGACCTCCGGCACATCTACTGTGCCAAATACGTGAACACTGCCGGCACGATCAGCTACACCGACGCACAGCAGGTGGGCGATGCGATGACGGCAAACCTCGAGGTGCGCTACGCTGAGGGCCGGCTGTACGCCGAGAGCACCCTCGCCGAGTACATGCGGAAGGCCGTGGGCGGCACCATCAGCCTGGGCGTCAAGTACATCAAGGACAACGCGCAGAAGCTCCTGTTCGGCAGCCGGACAAAGAGCCGCAGCATCAGCTACACCCCGACCGGCGGCAGCACCGCCACGACGGAGTCTGTGGCAGGCCTCGCCCTGGGCGGGAAAGACGAGGGCACCTATGTCGGGATAGCCTTCTATGCTCCGGACATGGTGGACGGCGTGCGAAAGTACACCTGCGTGCTGATTAAAAAGGCCCTGTTCGGCCCTCCGGGCATGAGCCTTCAGACCGCAGGCGAGAACATCCAGTTCAACACGCCGACCACGTCTGGTGAGTTCCTCGCCGACGACAGCGCGACGCAGGAGCTGATCGAAGTGGCGACCGTCGCGGACGAGCAGGCGGCCATCGCCTGGGTGACGGCGGTGCTGGCATGAGCCGGCCGGTGAGCCTCCAGCTCGAGACGATCGAGCTGGAGATCGGCGGCCACATCTATCCCCTGCACTGCAATATGGCCGTGCTGGAACGGCTCCAGAACGGGCCAGGAGAGGGCGAGATCGGGAAGCTCCTGGACCTGCCGAGCTATCAGGTGGTGTTCGAGATCGCGGCGGCCATGATCGAGGAGGCCTGCGAGGAGGATCCGACGCTGCCGGAGATCCCGGAGGCGCGGCTGAAAAAGATCTGCTCTCCCGCAGCTCTGGCAAAGGCCGGGATCTTCCGGATGTTCACGGCGGCCATTATGCCGTCGATGCCGGCGGAAGGCAAAAACGAAACGGTGTCCACTCCGGACACCGGGAGCCCGGAGACGGAAAACCCGGGAAACTGACAGACCGGGCAGGCCGATCGGATGCGATCGACTTCGCCCGGTATCTTTCAATCTGGATGTTTGACTGCGGCCAGAAGGAGGATACCTTCTGGCGGACGATGAATCCCAGACGTCTGAATGCGCTGTTCAACGCGCGCTTCAGCCGGCACGGGATCCAGAAGGCGTACTCCCCCGCCCCGGAACGGGAGCCGGAGGAACGGAGCCTTCTTCAGTACCTCACAGGAGGTGGATAATGGCAGTTAGAAAAGTCTCCGCCCGGGTGGAGCTGGACGGAGAACGGGAATATAAGGAAGCCCTCAAAGAGCTCAACACCGGCAACGCCACGCTCAGGTCGGAGATGCAGAAGCTGCAGGCGGAGTTCAAGGGCCAGGAGGACAGCACAGAAGCCCTCACCAAGAAGGGCGACCTGCTGCAGCGGCAGCTTCAGCAGCAGCAGGACAAGGTCAAGCAGCTGCAGGAAGCGGTCCGGAATTCTGCGCAGCAGTACGGCGAAGCCGACGAGCGCACCCAGAAGTGGGTGCAGCAGCTGAACAGAGCCGAGGCGGAGCAGTTCAACCTCGAGCACCAGCTGGAAGAGACAAACGCGGCCCTGCAGGGACAGGAAGAGGAAATGATCGGGCTGGGCGACACCGTGTCGAATCTGGCCGACCGCTTCGGCGTGCATCTGCCGAAGGGCATCACCGATGCGCTGAACAGCATGAACAGCTTCTCTGCCGGGACCGTGGCCGCCATGGGCGTGGCGGTGGCTGCCATCGCCGGCGTCGCGGAGGCCGTCAAGGCCCTGCACGAGAACGCCATCGAGTACGCAGCCGAGGCGGACGAGCTGATGAGCCGGAGCCTCGTGACGAACCTCTCGACCACGCTGCTGCAGGAGCTGGAATACGCGGCGCCGCTGATTGACGTGGACGTCGACACCATCACCGGCAGTATGACGAAGCTCACGAAGGAGATGGCGGACGCAGCCGCGGGCAACGAAGGACTTCAGGAGAGCTTCTCGTCCCTCGGGGTCAGCATCACGGACGCGGACGGGCAGCTGCGGAGCGCGGAGGAAGTCTTTTTCGAGGTCGTGGACGCCCTGGGCGAGATGGGCAACGACACGGAGCGGGACGCGGCAGCGATGTCCCTCCTGGGCAAGAGCGCGCAGGAACTGAACCCCCTGATCAAGCAGGGCACCGGGACGCTGCGGGAGTACATGGCAGCCGCAGACGAGAACTACGTCCTCACGGAGGAACAGGTCAAGGCCCTGGGGGATCTGGACGACGCGGTGCAGCAGAACGAGCTCCGGTGGGAGTCTCTCAAAAAACAGCTGGCGGCGCAGTTCGCACCGACCTCGACGAAGGTCCTGGAAACCTTCGGGGAGATGGTGGAGAAGGCCGGGCAGGCCCTTCTGGACAGCAAGATCATCGAGGGCGTCGGCGAGATCCTGCAGATGCTTCTGGAGATGTTCAAGCCGCTGACCGACCTGCTGACCACGGCGGACGGCGCGTCCGAGCGCCTGACGCCGGTGTACACGATCCTGCACTCCATCGCCGGCGTGCTGGCGTGGATCGCGGACGCGGCGAACGTGGTGGCGGGCCTCTTAACCCTGGATTTTGACCGGATCGGCGTGGCCCTCGGCTACGGACGGAACAGCGGACAGTTCTCCAACATGCAGCGGTGGATGGGCTACACGACGGAGGGCCAGGTCCAGGATCCGACCACCGGTCTCTGGACCGGAAACTACACCGGGAACGCCACCGGCAACGACAGTTGGCGCGGCGGCCTGACGTGGGTCGGAGAGAACGGGCCGGAGCTTGTGGGCCTGCCTGCCGGGTCCCGGGTGTACAACGCCCAGGACAGCCGGAACATGCCCGGCGGCGACACGTTCTATATCACGATCGACGCGAAGAGCGTCAAGGAGTTCAACGACATCGTGGAACTGGCGCAGAGCGCGCGCGTGCGCGAAAGAATGAGGTGACGGAAGCATGGCACAGGTTAAAATCAGACTGAACGTCAACAAGTTCGGCTACGTCAGACAGTCCAAACCGACCACCGTGTTCGACCTGACGGGCGAGAGCAAGGTAATCCTTTATAACAGCGGTGACCTGTTCTACTTTTCCTTTGCCTCGTTCCCCAGCGAGCTTCGACGGAAGCGACTGTATTTTACAAACGCTAAGTTTCACGTTGAAGCCGGTTACCAGGCATCTGCTGTTTTTAATGCTTTCGCCGCGAGCGACACCTTCACGCCGTCATCGCTCACCTACGCGACCAGACCGGCGGGCGCCGTACCCGGGTACGCGCTGTCGTCTCCTGATCTGTACTCCGTCGGCGGAGACGTGCTGTTCGAGCCGCGGGTAGCAACCAGCAACGAAGCCCGATCCATACAGGCGAAGCTCATGGCGCTCAAACACACGGCCTACATGAGCTGCAGCAGCAGTGAGGCCGGAGAAGTCTATTTCCGAAAGCTGAGCGACGGGACAACGGTGCCATGGGTCGAGATCGCCTACGACGACAGCGTGGACGTGCTTTCGCAGATCAACGCGGCGAGCTATCCCAGCGGGAACAACGTCGACACACGGAGCGCGCTGAGCTTCACGTGGGACTACGGCCCGGCCGGGGAGTATCACTGCTACAACGAAAGCTGGACACAGGCCTCGGCGAAGCTGCTCTGGAGGAAGTCCGGCGCGAGCGCATGGAACGAGATCGGCGTCAGCGGATCCACCAAGAAGCTGACGGTTCCGGGAAACACCTTCCCGACCGGCAGCACGGTTCAGTGGAAGCTGAGCGGAACAGACACACTGGGGACCACATCCGAGACCAGCGTGTACAGCTTCAGCACGCCGGCGACGCAGATCCGGGCCTTTGACTATCCGACCGGCAGCAACATCGACACCAGACAGGGTCTGTTCTTCTCCTGGAACTTC